CTTTACCTTTTACTACTTTTTCTACTTTTTTCTCTTTCATTTCTTCTTTATATTTATGGCTATTTGGCTTGTAATCCATGTCCATGCTTTTACCTCCTAATCAATAATCTCAAGTTCTCCTGGTACTGTAATTTTGGTTCTCGGTGTTCTATTTGTCGCTCGCTTAAACTGATATGCCAAATTACTTCTGGCTTTTCGTTTCGACGATGCTATAGTTTCCCCTCGCCAACATTTAGCAATTACCTTATCAAATTCAAGCACTGGTCCTTCATAAAAATATCTATGATCCATAGTGTTCCTCCAAAATAAAAAGAGAAACACCTTGTTACAGGTGCTTCCCTTATGGAAATATAAATTCTATTCTTCGTTTTCAACTCCTTCAGAATCAGAATTCTCAAGTGTTGGAATCTGATTATTTGATGTATTATTCTCAAGAGGAGAATAATCGTCATTACCAGAACCTTTAGATCCTAAAGCATAACCCACTGCACCGCCAACCAAAGTTAATCCTACTGCCAGGATTTTCTTTTTGTTTTTAGTGATAAAGTTTTTTCCTTTAGTAAATAAATTTTCTTTCATTTCTTCTTCTCCTTCGATTGTAATATCATCATCATTAACAACTTCAGTTTCCATCTCTTCGTTTTTCATTCCTTCTTTAATCATTGTTCTTCTCCTTTCACAAATGAAAATTTATATATTCTTCCATTAAAGTGTTTGTAAATTGTGCGAATCAATCTATGTATCCGGGATTGTATCTTGGTGGTACCTCATAATCCAGCATTAAGCATGGGTTTCCATTTTCCATTTTTGTGGCTACCATTTCAACCTCGATTTTTCCTTCAGAATATAAATTCCATCCAAGGTCTGGAGTGTATTCGGTATATTTAACACCTATTTCATTATAAAATTCTTTTAATGTTACATATTCTTCCATTCCAGATATCATTCTATAATTCAAATCATTTATAGCTCTTTTTATGGTCTCCACCTCAGATTGAAAATAACTTGTTGATATCGGTTCGAAAAACCACACTTTATTGCTATCGCCGACAATTACTACTTCAGATTTTGGCTGTGTAGTATTGTCTATTTTCTTCTGGGCTACTTTCTCACGAATATCTTTCGCTTTTTCTTCTCCGAGTTCTTCGACAATAGTTTCTTTATATTCTGACAACGCTGTTTCAGATAACTTATATGCCGTGGCTAATGCTGCGTTACGTTTCATATTTACCGAGTTAGCACCAAAAAGACAACCTGCTGATACTAAGGTTAGTGATACTGATGGAATATAACATTTCCAAACCGCTTTAACTTTTTCTTTAACAGTCAGGTCTTCTTTCTTGTCGTGTTGCGCATCCTCCATAAGCTTCAATGCTTTAGGGGTTGCCTTCACAGCAAGTATGGTAGAAGTAATCATACCGGCGACCCCGATACCCGTAAGAATTTCGGGACTATGTTTAGATACTATTCTTTTTGTATCCCTTACAAATTTACTTAGTGTCATTGTTTTACCTCCTTCAAAATAAAAATAAGAAGCCCTTGTTAGGACTCCTTATTATTTTCGAGATTGTCGATTTTTTCTATCAACTCATCTATTTTTTGATTTTTTTTGTTATCCATTACGGCTCCTACGAATGCACCTACACCCATAATTACTGGAGCTATCAAACTTCCAAAATCAATTTTCGATAAATCTGTTTTTTTCATTTCGTTCATCTCCTTTCCATAATAGTGATTGTATTTTTCACGAATTAATATGGTTCTTCCCAATATTTAAATCTAGGTCGGAATAACATTTCTATAATATAAAAATTAGTTCCGTCTTTTAATTGTGCCTTATCATGATTAAAATCTATCCAATATTCACCTTCGTCATAAGGAGTCCAACCGATGCAATCTCCTTTCTCTATTCCTTCTAAACCTAAAAATTCATAGAACTCATTTACGTTTTCTTCGCCTGCTAAAATATAATTTCTATTAATATGATATTCTGCCGTAAGAACCTGCTCAATAGTCGCTTCAAAGAATCGTTTAGAAAACTCGTCATACCATAAAACGCTCTCCCCCTCATGCCCACATATTGATAAGTCTACATCGTGAAGTAAGCATGATGCCGTTACTGAAACTTTTTCTGATTTTTCTACAGCAAGAGCTTCAATTATTCTATGATCAGCTTCTTCTCCATAAAGTTCTTTAAGTTTTCTACGATAATCTTTATATGATTGATCCAGCATAGCATAAGCACTCATCATACTTGCTTGTTGTTTTCTATTAAGTGACTGTGCTCCGAATATGCATATAATCGTAGTGCCTCCAATAAGAATCGAAGGTAAGTATGTAAGAGCTGTCGCTTTTGCTTTCTCCCATTTCGATAATTCTTCTCCCTTGTTTTTCTCAGCCTCTTCTAACAACTGAATTGCTTTTGGAGTCGCTTTTACTGCTGTTACTGCTGTAATGACAACTCCAATACTAGCCAAACCTGATAATATGACCGGCGTATTATGTTGTAAATATTTTTTTAACGACATAGTATACCTCCCTAAAAAAAAAAAAAGAAAGAGGTCAATAATGACCTCCATATATAACTGTAAAACTGTTTTATTCGCCGAAATATATTAATAAACAATATATTAAGGCTCCACCCAGTATCGCAATTAATGCTTGCATGTTGTTTGTCCTCCTTCTTTTAAATTATCTGCTACAGAATTTGCCAGTTTTGTCATAAACCGTAATGATTTTCTGCTATCGCCGGAATATAAAGTTATAGCTTCTATAACTGAGATATCATAAGCTTTTAATACACCTAACATGTATCCTTTTCCTAATATAAATCCCAGTTCCATCGTACCCCATATAATACCTCCGATAGCACACCTTTTAATCAGTTTGTTCATTTTTAGCTCTCCTTTCAGATTTTATTTCATAATAGGAATTGTAAAAATAGCGAAAAAGAAAGAGCCATCGCTGACTCTAACCTTTGAGATTATTTTTTGCATTTCTTTTTTACCAAATGTTTTAAAATCCATCCTATCAAAAATATACAAATAATCACATCACCAAATATTATTATACCTACTGATCCGATACATCCAATACCAATCACCGTGGCTACAAGTAATATTAATAATGTAATCAATAAAATTGTAAATAGAATCATTTTTAATTCCTCCTTAAAAATATACTTTATATCTCATAATAGGAATTGTAAAATATGCGAAAAGAAAGAGCCTCAGATTTTTCCAAGGCTCCATTTTCTTATTTGCGGCTACTCTTGATTTCATTTACAATGTATGGAATTATCATACCAATCCCAAAACCAACAATACCAATAATAGTTCCTTTCACCAGACCTTGTCGATATAGGTCTGCGCCAAAAGCTATAACAGCTTCGCATTGTTTTTTATTGAAATTTGATAATTCGATCTTTTGTCTTTCTGTAATCATCATATGCCTTCATCTCCTTTCATAATAGGAATTGTAATTTTCGCTAAATACTCCGTCTATCAAAACATGTTTCCCATCGTTCACGTTTCAATGGTTTCATCTTCAAAGCCCACATAATCTGTCGAACGCTAACTGTTGGGTATATACCTTCGTCACATTCACCGGCCCGTTCATCGAAAAAACTCTTGAATTTTGGATGCAAATATATTCGATCTGTCAACCATGGATCTATCTCGGTCCAATATGTTGACTTATTTTCTGAATTATATCGCTGCTGAATTACGGCCAATCCCTTATTACCTATCTGATATAATGTACAAATGCTATACACCGGATGATTGCATGTGTAAATTACACCGAATATAGAGGAATATATTTTTGGTTTTTCATAATGATATCTCATAAAAGTTACTCTTTTCGTTTTATTAAAATTAAAAGAAAGAGCCGAAGCTCAATCTTTTTAGATATTATTTGTACGTAGTTTTACTTTCTTTATTAATATTTAACAGTTTTTCTAATTTACTTTCGCCATTTTTCTTTGTGTATTTAATTTTTGTACCTTCACGATTAATAACCACATCATAGTTTTTGCCCTCGACAATGTTATAGATTTGATTTTCGTAATCCTGAATCTGAGAATCTTTTTCTTTAATCTTATTCTCATACTCAATCTTTACTTTATTCAACTCTACTTCATGTTTATGGTTTATACTACTCAGTAATATAACCAAATATGTACTCATTAATACCATAGTCAATACGATTCCTAAAATAGTTTTCTTCATAATAAATACCTCCTAAAATTATACATTTATATCTCATAATAGGAATTGTAAAAAATACGATATAAAACCAAAAAGAAAATGACAGTGTCAAGTTCCCTCAACACCGTCAATTTTTTACATGTTATTTTTTAAACATATTAAAGATTTTTCTAGTGAATTCTTTTCCTGCTGTCGATGTGATAACATTACTCTGGTCAAACTTTAATGTTTTTATTGTTCCCCAGATAGTTATGCCTGCCGGAATAACAATACCAGCAATATTAATTTTGTTTCGAGTCTTTCTATCTTTTATATCCTCTTCCAATTGCCTATATTTTAAATTGAGTTCAGTTTCCTTACTGTCAATTCTTTCTTTAGCGTCGGATTCAAATTTTTCCATTTCGATTGCTCTATCCATTAATTTGCTGATGCCGTTAACTGCTGTTTCATACTTATCTGAGCCAACCTCAAGCTTTGATAATTCTTCAAGTTCTGCTTTGATTTCATCGTGCAACATAGTTTCATTTTTCATCATGAAAACCTCCTTAAAAATATAAATATTAACATGTTTCCATTAAAGGCTATGTTATTTTTGCGACTCGTCTTTTTTAAGAATGACATAAGATTTATGTAATAAAAGTTCTTTGTGTTCAATTTCTATACTAATTGTATAAAAACCAGTGTCATCGTCATCGTAGGGTTCCAACTTAAATTTACCGAATACTCCAGTTTTAACAAAAGGAAGCCCCACCAATAGACATCCTATAAATATACCACCGATAAATACAAATAAATAAATCATCTTACACCTCCGTTATTTTTTATTACTTACAAATTTAACTCAGTTTTTGGTAATCTGCGTTCTTGTTTTTTTTTTACACGCAAAAAAAAGACGCCAAGCAAAATAACTCAGCGTCTACAATTTTTATTTTATTGTATTGATATTAAATCAGTATTTATTTTATTCTGAACCTCTAAATAATATTTTAATTCTGTGTCATTCAGGTCATTATCCTTAAGAGCATCAAAATCTTTTATTACCTTCGTATATTTTTCCATATATTCGGCATAATCATTAGCCATAGAAACTGCATCATTTGACTCTGAATACTTCTTCATAAAGTCAATGTACTTGTTCATGAACGATTCGTAACTATCTATTGCTTTTTTAACTTCTGGTCTGATTTCGCTCGATGCACTTTTTTCAGCTGTAGTCGTAGGTTTTGATTTAGTTGTAACTTCTTCTTTTTTCTCGGTGGTAGTTTCTGTCGCGGTTGATTCTGATTCATCTAATGCGTATAGATAAATATCCATTTTCTTTTCACCATTGTCATATGACAATGTTAAATCATATCCGTCGGAAGAACCGGCAGTGAAAAAGTTGTCTGAATATGAAAAATCAACATTAAAACCACTATCTTTACACAGGTCGGCATATTTACTAAACCCACCCTGAGATACATCAGATATATATAAATTTATTGAACTACTGTCCTCTGACTCTATTTTTACTTTTTGTGTATTTGGATCCGGAAGTTTAGATAATAGTGGATGCTCTTTCCAATTAATATTACTATGTGTTGATTCCGATGATAAATCCAACCTCGTTGTTGCTTCAGCTTTCGGTGTTTCTGTTTTATTCGTTGGGTCTGAGCCACACCCGGAAATTGCGGCAACAGTGATAAATATACCTGTTACTAAAATGGTGATTTTCTTTTTCATAATATTTTCTCCTTCTTATATAGTATCATCAGTATAATACATTTTTATATATTACACAATTAGAAAAGAAAAAAGAAAGGACCTGAAGGTCCAATCTTCTTATTTTTTAATGTAACTTTCCTGATATAACATTTAATTTTTCATTAATTTCATCCATTATTTTTGCCTGTTCAACCATCATTTTTTTGGAAATATCAATTAACTCAAATGATGCTTTCAGAACTGCAAAATCGTCAGAATCTATACTAAATATATCCTCTTCTCTAATCCGCGCAGTTAATAAACGCATCATTTCGTCCATTTTTTTCTCCATCATCATAGCTGTTTCTAACATAATAATTTCCTCCTTTAATAAAACTAAACTATATTTTCTCATAATAGAAATTGTAAAATGTGCGAATTATTGTCGTTCTTTGTCTAGTAACCAAAAGAAACATCTATATCTATCGTAATAATAGTCTTTTCCGCACGGAATATCACAATATGTTTTTAAATATGTATATGATTTATCCTCTGTGACACCTTTTAGTAAATATTCGTATATGCTTTCATCAACTTTTATTGCAATATTCTCTATTATTTTTATTCGCTCTGTGTAATAAAGGCGCTTAATAGCTATTTCTCCGGTATAGTCTGATATGTGTTTTTCTAATCTAGGTTTATTGTTATTTAATCTAGGTAAAGAATAAGTATCTAATAATTCTATGTATTTCTTCTTCCATTCGGGATATTGCAAACAAAAATGCTTCAGCTCGAAATAACGATGTCTTGGTATCCAGTATTTATTGTTTTGTGATAGTTCCGATTTAACATAACTCATTGTGTTTTTCCCTCCCATATATAACCCGTTTCTTCGTATAATTTCTTTGGAGAAATATAAAAATTAATACGTCCATATTTACTGTTGATTTCTTCGATAGTGGTTATCTTTTTACCATCTCTTGTAGCTACTCCTATCGGCAGCCATCCCGATATAATACCGGCTCTTATCCATGTAGCATCCTTACCATATACTTTTGCTGCCACAGACACTGGGACTGACCCCATTCCAAATACATGCTCATCCATATATTCATCACCCCTTTCAATTTCTATTCTAGGTTAGAAATTACCGAGAGTTAAAACAAAGTCAGTGGTATTTATCTCTCCATCGTTTCATTGTCATTTCACTTGGATAGTCTTCAAATCCTAAAGTGTCTGGGGTTATCAAACCTTCTACAACTCCATCTATTATTTCTTTTCTGTACTGCTTATATGGCAGAATATCATCAGGCAAATATCGGTGAGTGAATCCACATTCGATACAATGATATCGTTCAATCAGCACTATTCGTTTTACGCCGTTCTTTTCCCTAACAATACGTTTTACGCAATCATAGTATTTAACTTTACCCCCACATCGAACGCATTTATATTTATCCATTTTGATTATTCTCCATTTTGAATGTAGGAATTGACAGTTCGTACATCCTTATGATATATAAGTAAGTATAAAATACTTATAGAAAGGATGATATGTATGATAATCAAATGTATAGAATGTGGATTACAAGTTAGTGATAAGGCTATATTATGTCCACATTGTGGCTTTCCTATGCAACCAAATGCCGTTGGAAAATACACTCGTAAAAAGAAAGGACGTCCTAAATTACCGAATGGTTTTGGACAAATAAGTGAAATTAAAAACAGAAATTTAAGAAACAGGTTTCGTGTGATGGTTACTGTTGGTAAAACTTCGGAAGGTAAACCCATATCAAAACTATTAAAACCAAACGCCTATTTTAAAACATATAATGAAGCATACGAAGCCCTTGTTGAATATAACAAGAACCCATATGATTTAAACACTTCCTCTATAACAATGACTGAATTATATGAGAAATGGTCCAAAGAATATTTAAAAACTGTAGCTACTTCGAATGTTCGAAGTATCCAATCTGCATGGAATTATTGCTCGGTTCTATACGAGATGCGTGTTGCAGATGTAAGAGCTAAACATTTAAAGAAGTGTATAGATGGGGCGTCAAGAGAAGGAAAAGGAAAAATAATACAAGCCAGTGCCAACACAAAAAGTAGAATAAAATCTATATTTAATTTAATGTTTGACTATGCTAACGAGAATGATTTAGTCGAGAAAAATTATGCCAGAACATTCAATGTCTCTGACAAAATATTAAAAGAAGTCGAAGAAGTGAAGCGAGGACATATATCTTTTACTGATAAAGAAATGGAAATATTATGGAAGAATGTTGATAAAATCCCTTATGTAGATGTTATTCTTATTCAATGCTATTCGGGTTGGCGACCTCAAGAATTAGGATTAATCGAACTAAATAGAGTCGACTTGAATAATTGGGTGTTCGCTGGAGGTATGAAAACAGATGCCGGGATGAACCGTCTTGTACCTATTCATTCAAAAATACGTCCACTTATTAAAAAGCGGTATGAAGAAGCTATAAATATAAATAGCAAGTATTTGATTAATTGCACAGATAGCCAAAGAAAAAACGATATAAAAATGACATATGATAAATATAGACATCGTTTTCGAAGTATTAGAGACAAATTAAATCTCAATCCAGAGCATAGAGCACATGATCCGAGAAAACAATTTATCACAATGGCTAAGAGATATAATTTAGATGAATATGCTATAAAATACATAGCTGGTCATAGGATTAGTGATATCACAGAGAAAATATATACTGATAGAACTGTACAATGGTTAAAAGATGAAATGGAAAAAATAGAATAAAATAAGTGTAGGAACGTAATGTAGGAGTAGTGTAGGAATAATGTATGAACGACACACATTATCCTACTTTTTACTACTACTACCTACTTCTTAAAAACCTTTTATTTATGTGGTTTTCTTAGAATCTACCTGCTTTTGCAGCCTCTTCTACGGAAACAGAAAAACCTTTATTTATGCGATATTTATGTATAAATGTAGGAATAAAGTATAAATATCCAACCATTGACCACTATTATCTACGTCTATAAAAGCAAAATTAAAAGGGGTTGTGTGTCACAATATTAACCCCTTTTATCTCATTTTATTTGTTAATTAAATACTCCTGTAAATCATCCCTAGCGTGTTTGAGATTCTCGATTCCATTGCCAGTTATTTCGTGATTTATTATCACAAGTAAGCACTGAAGAATCATCCTATTAGATTCCTCATATTCTTTCAGCCTCTTGTTGTCATTATCAAGGAGCTTAGTATGTTTTGATACAGCTGCTTTAAGGTCATCATTCGGTTTTTTGAGTTCTTTAACAATTTTCCACAAACCCCAGAGAGCTGCTATCAATCCACAAATATAAATAATCTGTTCAGATTCGACAGTAAACCCTGTTAATAACATTAGTAATCCTTACCTTTCTTAGAGATTGTCCCGTCAATAAAATTACTAAATGCCTGATGGAAACCAGTAGAAGCAAGACCCATAACAGCTCCGTATACAACAGACTCAATGGACGGTCCACTTACCGCAGCGTTGAGCACAGCACCGAGCACTGCAAGGATAACCGGAATATCATTGTTAGGAATCTTATTTAAAAAAGTCGCATGTTTGATGATGTATCCTACCACCAAGCAAGCGACTAATACTACCAGTACAAAATGTTCAGTTAATGTTGTAAAATCCATAATAATCCTCCTTAAATATCTTCTGCTCCCTCAAACTCAGGAAGAGTCTTAAGGTATTCATAAGCTTCTTCAACAGTCATATTTTCTTCATACTCTTTTTCGTATGTAACAGCTACCTTATAAGGTTCTGTTTCGCTGTTTTCCATATTTCGTCCTGCTGCATCAATATAAGACAATACTGCAATTGACACATGACTATTGATTGTCGACATTACATATAAAATTCGATGATAATTTGTAACCACGCCATTATCCTGGCGGACTTCTTTCTTTAAAGCCATTATTGACCCCTCCTTATGAGAATGTGACTTTTATACTAGCATAAATACCACAGGCACTATTATTCTCTACATTCGTTGTGTTTGCCATTTTAGCAGTTATTTTAATATGGTTTCCGCCATTGACTAATGTACAGCTGTACGAACTTGGTTTGGCGAATGTCGAAGCTGCTGATCCATATAAGTATTTATTATTTTGTCTAACGCAAAGACCATCGACACTTGCTATTGTCACTGTTGGAGACCCGATAACAGGATTGTTAAGTGGTAACTGGAATGTTACATCTTTACCAGAGTTTGTGATATAACCTCCTACCTGAATAGTCGTATTGAAACTGTCGCCTTTTGTCATATATGGTCTCCATGTGGCATTGGGGTTTTTAAGTCGTAATGTTAATTTATTACCGCCTTGTAATACTGTTTCTCTGCCACCATGACTATATTGACCGTATCCTATTGATAACTTATTATTACCGTCCATGGCTATCAATTCACGATTCGTCCCATCAGTATCTCTCTCAAATATACCAGAGCCGTTTGTGTTTATATAAATATTTTTCTGAACATCAATATGACCATTAGCAGTTACTCCTAAGGCGTTTGACGGCGTGCCTTCGCCCGGGCCATTTCCGACGATAAGTAAATATTTATTACTAGTATCAACAATGTTATTCATGCCAAATACTGCTTGATATTCACCATTAGCTCGAAGTCCATATCCATGTGCAAATGATGCAAAACCAGAGGCTCCACTATTCATTCCTCCAGCATGTGACAAATGTCCGGATGCGTAACAAGCATTTCCTTCAGCGTGTGAAGCATATCCAGACGCTTCGCATAGCCAACCTTCAACCATTGAATATAAACCATTTTCTGTTGGCTGTATTCCGACTCCATCGACTTCGTTAAAACTTCGCACACCTAGAGTGTAAAAAGGACCTGTTACTTTCGAGCCGGATGCATTTACTGTGTTACCAATACCAATTGATGCTATAACATCAGTATCATCGCCAACAACAGTATTTTTATCATGAACTGTTAAACCTGTCGCTTTTACGACTGTATAACTATTTGAAGTATCGCCCAATACAACCTCTTCTCCGAAACTAGCAACGTCGCCAACCCTTAATGTATTTTTATCTGCCGAATTAGGTGAGGTTCCGAAGAACGTAACAGTCTTGCCATCAGCTCCAATATCCATTACTGGCATCGCACTTGGTAATATAATTCTTTTGATAATAGCCGACGGTCTAACTGAATCCTTAATAGCAATAGTGAATTGATATGCTTTTGACAGATCATACGTACCGACCAATACTTGTGGCGAGGTCTTACCTTTTAAGTCAGTTTCATAGACTTCTCCGTCAACATTACATCTCGCCCAAAATATAGTTATAGAGTTTGTCGCACCAGCTACAGTAGCTTGATATGAAGGTGTAAATGTTAATACCGGTTTTTCATCAGCATTTCTGTCTACAGTAGCAACCACATCAGGAGGCGAATAAGGATATATAGTTACCCAATCCATTCGTGAATCTGAGCGACCGCGACTATCAGTAATTTCTATTTTAAAGAACCATCGTGTATACATTGCCGTTGGATCATTGCAGGCAAATGTACCGACATCGAATGTAACCGCTGTATTTGTCGTTCCAGATACTGCTGGTACGTTTTGTACATAATCGGTATCTTTAATAGTAAATTTCACTGTCTGACTAGCACCATATAATCCTGGAACGTTGATTGTAAATGTAAATGAAGTAATACCGGCAATTGCTTTATTATTAAACCCTGTATCACCAACATATTGAAATGTACTAGATGGCTTAATAGACGCTTTTAATTTAAGTGAAATGGTCGCGTAGTAAGTCATTCTACGTCCATTACTACTTTCAATAGCGACCTTAAGTGTTCCTTGGTCACTCTTCGTCATTAATGGCGCAAAAATTGCTGTCGTAGGTGTCCAAGTATATTGGGTAGCTGTAAGTCCTGTGGCTACTGTTTTTGATGTTGTTACTCCATCGCATATAAAATCGTATTTAAAAGAATATGTGACATCATTCGTTGTCATATCTATCTTAGACATTTTAAATGTTCCGGCGGTATCTGTTGTCATTTCTTTTGGATAATCGTATAAAGCATAATAACCACCACTAGCCATTTTGACCCCTCCTTTCAAATTAAAAAAAAAGACCCCTCACATACAAGGAGGAGCCTTTTGTATTAATTGATTATTTATTAAGATCACCAGGAACAAACAGCGGTTTACTCCATCGTCCTTCGCACTTACCAAATATTGGTTTAACTCTGATATACCAATCAAGGTGGGCAACTCTATCATAAAATCCTAAACCACCGCCGAGCCAATAACCATAGTTTGTGCCTATCACATATTCGGTACCACAACCGTCAAAATTCTTATTACTACTTCGCTGAACTTTATACTTAGTCGCCCCTTTAACGCCGTTCCATTCATAATTAAATTTTCGTGATCCAACTCCAATATAGTTATGCGTCAGCTTAAGCTTAATCGGCTTATGTAAACGAGAATTAAGGAAATTCTTATACTCCTGTTGCCATTCAGTTGTGTGTCTTGTCGTTTCTTTAGCGTTAGCATTCGCTGGAATGATTGACAATACTAAGAGAAATGTTAATAATAACGTGATAATACTTTTCTTTTTCATAATATGTACCTCTTTTTTAAACAATCGTTAAACTGAAATTACCATTAGGTCTAGGGGTAAATTGAAGGTTACCTACTTTAAGTGTGGTGTGAATTTCTCCTTCGTTAATATTAAACTTCTGACCTGTGATCCATGCTGTTGCATCCGGATCTGGGGTAACTTCTTCGTCGCTAGTTCCTTTAAACTGAATTGCGTCATTACCAATTTTAAGTTTTAAATCACTCGCTGATTCACCTAAGATGATATCTCCATTTTGAAGTGTGATGTAATCAGTATGATTAGCTACATCAGCTTCATCAGTTCTAATTAACTTATTAAAGTTAAACTGCCAACCGTTGATGTTTTGAATCATTGTAGTGGATGAATCTATGTATGCGTTTAAGTTATTCGAAAGGGTGGCAACCTCAGTTTGCGATGCTTTTAATGAGATTTCAGTCTTATTGCTTTCGATTTCAGTATAAGCATCGTCAACACGAGTTTTTAATCCATTCACTGTGTTGTTTGCAGTATTGGCTAAATTATAAGCCTCCTTAGCTGCTTCATAGCTGCTAGATTTAGAGACTTCAGAATACTTAATCGCTCCATTGCTCATAACTGTCTGATCAACAGAATATAAAGTCATAGTAGAGCCAGAGGTATATGACGGCTCAGTCTTACTCCACTTACTACTAATAGCAGCCCCATCTGCTGGTTTGGACGGAGCCGCTAAAGTTGAAGATTGAAGTAAGTAATACCGGGTTACCTTGTCAATGTCTATGACTTTATATAATGTTACACTACATCTAACTTTTACAGCCATAGACTAACACCCCCTTATCAACCCTCAAGCTGGAAATAATATGACGCAGTATTTGTTACATCGCCTGCCGAAACGGTAATGGACTTAGCTGTGGCGATAGCAGTATCAGATCCAACTTTGTACCATTTAACCGAACCGAGAGATCCACAAACGCCCGCATCTGTAATAGTCTGTTCTACAGATCCTTTCCATACATGAGCTGTAAGGACTGTAGATCCTGTATTGTTTTTGAATATATTACCGTTAGATAACGTGATTGTACCTGTTAATGCGTCTGCTCCGGCGGCACCGGTTGCTCCCTGTTTGGCAACACTGTATTGGGTTGCAGTTCCACCGTTTGTATAAGTAAATACAGTCTTTGTCCAGAGATACTGACCCGCTGATACTGACGGTGGTGTAGACTGCCATCCACTTGTTGGTGCTGAGGTGTTTGAGGATGATGCTGCATATGTAATATCAGCTTTGGAAATACCATTACCTGTTGCGCCAGTATTTCCTTTATCTCCCTGATTACCTTTGATGCTTCCGGCATAAACCCATTTAGCTGTCTGAGCATTACCCCCAACCGTACATTTATATGTATAACCAGTTGATGTGTTAAGATACATATCGTTTACACGGGCATTGGCTACACCTGAGCCAGTGAATGCCGTTGCTGTTGTAGATGTACCAGTGATACCAGTGCCTGAATACCACTGAGAACCAACTGTACCGGTAGCTCCCGTTGAACCCTGTTTAGCTACAGAGTAACTTACTGATGTGGTGTTATCAGTATAGGTTGTAGTAACCCTTGTCCATAAATACTGCCCCTGAGTTACACTCGGGATAGTTGTAGACCATCCGCTTGTTGGTACGGTTGTATTAGACGCGGAACCAACATATTCAGCCACAGGAGTTCCTTTAATACCTTTACCAGTTGCTCCAGTATTACCTGTTCTAGCAACAGCGAATGAGAATTTCTTATTCATTGTAATTCCATCAACTACGACAGGAATTGTTGCTTCGCATGCTGCATTTACTGTGGCTGTTGTTTTGAATGTAATTTTAACTTTTGATGTACCACTATTTTCTACAGTAGCTGTAATTCCCGTTGGACAAACGATGTCCGCCGCATTTACTGATACAGAAGCACACTGATTTGTACCACAGTAGGCGACAGCTTCTGTTGCACAAGTCTGTCCTGATCCAACTCCACCAGTTCCACCAACAAATGTATATGCCTCACTTGTAAGCATGACCGAATACGCGTCGGTTACGTCAATAATAGTTGTTTGAGCAGTAGCTTTAATAGCCATATTATTTTCCTCCTTAATCGTCAGTTATTAATTCACATTCAAATGAAACTTGAGCATCTACGTCATCCGGTGATAATACAAACTTAAATCCATCGTCTCTAAATCTTGAATCAGAGGAAGATATAATACCGTATTCAGCCTCATCTAAGCGCAACCATTTCCACTGAAGATACGTGTTTTCGCCATAAACTTCTTTCATCGTTGCTGCGTCGGTTATACGCTGTTTACCGTGGTATATCGTAATATACAAGACAGTAGATACTTTGTTGTTTTTGAATGTTACTCCTCTTGTTGAGTTTAGTGTCATAAGTGTCGTAATCTCATCTCGAACCTCGTCTACATCATCTTTTGTAGCAACGCTCTTAGAAGAGATCTTAAGACTAGATGCCTCAATATTCAATTCTCCAGTTACTGTGTTAAAGTCGAATGATGAGTTCTTACCAACAAGTTTGAAGCTACCATCAGCGTAAGCTTGTAATGGTACTTCATTCTTACCTGTAAGAGATCCATCACCCATGCCGATTCCAACCGTGGAAATATAAATACCGCTATTGGGGTCTTTGATAGACGTCTTACCACTGTAGATGGCGTTACCGTTCATATCAAAGCCAGCAATCTTAGCCTCAAAAGCAGACAAGTCCACAACGTCAATCGAAGCCGCCTGAATCTTCTGACTATTTACATCAGCCTCGGACACACCATTCGCTATGTTAATAGCTTTAACAATTGAGTCTTGACCATCTGGACCCGTAATTACGAGTCGATCAGTCTTAATTGTTCCCGCAGTAATTGTGTCGGCATTGATGGACTTAATCTTCGCTGCTTCAATAGTAGCGTCAGCAATCTTAGCGTTCGTAATAGCACCTTCGTGAATAGCGGCTTCTCCAATAGAACCATCTTTAATAATTCCATTTTGAATCCAAGCGTTATTAACGTTAGCAAGGTCAATATCAGCCTTCTTAGCAATGAGTTCATCTGTTGTAATCTTGCCTGCTTCAAGGGTACTAATCCTAGCTGTAGCTGCATTAAGATCAGTAATGTTGGCTTTGTTTGCGTTGAGCGTATTAATGTCGGCTTCGTTAATGTCAAGACGACCTTTGATCGTTACATCTTCTGCCTGAAGATTCTTAACACTAGCGTTAACAGCCTCAAACTTATCAGTTGTAAGATTTACAAAATCACCATACGTAGCCGACAGATTATTAATCTGAGCGTTCGTAGCGTTAAGATTAGTAATTGTCGCATAAGTAATCTCAGCAGTGGAGGCATCTAGCTTATCAGTTTTTAACTGCTGGATTTCACCTTCTGCCGCGGTAATTTTCCCGGTGATTGTTACATTCGTCGATTTAAGATCAGCGATCTCGCCCTCACTGGCCGTGATCTTTTCTCGAATTGTTACATTCTCGGAAACTAAAGTATCAATCCTACCTGACTGCGCTTGGAGATCTTTAACATCTGCTTTATCTGCTACGATTATTTCAACAGTAGTAACCTTGTCAGCAACCTCTTTAACACTATCTGTTCTGGCTGCTGGAGAAGATACGTTACCAATAACTGTAGCAGAATGCTTTAAAATATTAACAAGAACTCTTTCCCCAGGCTTAGCATCAACTGCCGACACAATAGGGGTTAAAGAATCAGAACCATCCAGTTTAACATACCTAGAACCACCATATTCTACGATTGTTCCATAAATGGGTCCAATGCTTCCGGTGTCTCGTTTACTATCTTGTTTCATGACATCGACGAACTTAGCCACCAGATCACTAGATAGATTCATAATTCATCACCCCCATAATTTTGCTGTAAATTTTGCAGTTTCAGTTACTTTGCATCCAGACGAACAATCAATAGACTGCTTTATTACTTTAGCTTTAATGCCGTTCATACCAGCTCGTTCATAATTAAGTCGAACACAGTCTCCAAGTCGAACAGGACAATAGCCATGTGAATATGAAATTGTGTACTCGACCGAGGATAGACTCTTGAGAAGTCTTTTGGCATATTCTTCAAGTTGAGCCTTTGTCGGAACACCAGTTAAATCCGGATCGGTGTCTCGATAAATTATCTCTCGTCCTCTATTGATTATTGACGTTGGACTATTTTCATCATTATTCTCCACTCGAATGTTATAGTTAGCGCCATTACCAGAATACACTACTTCAACCACATTTGGCACACCATATAAATCATGATCCATAGATATGTCTGGATATAAAATTGAGCTGTTTCCATCATCATAAGGCCACACTGGCTGAAGTGATTCAATGTCCTGATCCGGAGAATATATAAGCCTACCTAACTCATCTAAATCAAGATGATACTTAGCATTTGCTATCAGGTCAGATACAAATGTTAACCATGTGTCGTCTGTGTTAGCAACAAAATCACTATATAATTTCTCAGAGTTAGTTGTCTTTACGACAGGCGCTCTCATATGCTCTCGAGAAATAATATATGCGTTCTCCATAACATTCGCATTCTTTAGTATTGAATATCCGAGTGGAGGCGGATTCTCTTTAAGTTCCAATAACGGAGTATAAGCGTCCATTGTAATTTTCTTAACCTTACCATCAAACGATGTAGACGGAGTCTGGACAAGAAATGTTCCCAACGGATGCTTCTCTCTTTTTCCATTTTGAATTGTTATAAGGTAAATACGAACATAACATTCACCAAGAGACTCGGTGGCCTCAATAGAAGCCGAGCCGAGTGTCTCAGAGTCACTATCACGTTCTATAGTGCTCTTTGTAATTGTTGTTATTCTTTGATCGTCTCGCCATGTTCCTGGGTCAACCGTATAATATTCGAAGGTTTGTTGCATTGATTCGCCCCAATTAGGCATATCAAACACCTCCTTCAACTCTCGTAATTTCAAGTGTTACTGGTATTGTTAACTGACGATGTGTCTGACTCATAGAGACAGATATGTTTGCCCAATAACCAGTTCCAGATGGTTCACGTACATACACATCTCCAGTCCAAACCGCTAAACGTCTTAAAGCATACAAAGTCTCCTCATCGTTTTTAGGTATTTCAACCTTCCATGATGCTGTCTCACCCAACTGGGTACCGTAATAACTTACTGGCCTCTTCCTACCAACGTATTTCACAAGGGATACATCTATATCATTCTTGTCGGATACGTCAATATTATACGGAAGAATTACTCTCGATCCACTCCATGTTGGTTCGTCGGGAATCTCATCAACATTAATTTCAGATGTGATAAGATTACTCCATGATTCATTCCACTGAATAATCACAGAAGATTCCGATATCGGATAGCCTGGGAGATCTACATAGCTAACTGCGCCAGTAGCTTTCGAGGTAACGACAATACGATACCTACCGTAATCCAATGCTGGATGCGGATCGGTAACATATATATTGCTTATGTTGTCAAGATTCGTCGCTATCTCGATAAATTCGCCGTTATAATCTCGACGATAAACACCAAGTGTTACGCCTTCTACTAATATTTCAGGAGTCTCTTCTTCATCTTCATCGGAATCAGATGGAGTCTCTGTAGTTTCTTCAGCTGTTGTTTCTGGTGTTTCTTCGTCTGGAAAATATTCATCAGGAGTGGTGAAACAATATGGTCTTATCGAACACGAATAAGTATCTTCGTTATAGATGATCTCAGCATCTGGGCCATATTCTTCTTCAATCCAATCAACGGTAAATTCTGATTCTGCTTCAGCAGTTAACCCGGAATTCATAGTGACGATACAATGAACTTTGTATGTCTTGCCATTTTCTAAATCAATATTATTCGCAGATAATTCAGCGAGTAATTGAGTCTTTATATCGAAGAATTTAGAATATACTTCCTCATTTGCACTCACAAATTTCTCATTACCTATCTGATCTTCAGTCTCGTAATCTTCCGTAGATACAACGGTTAGATGGTATCCGATAGGGGATTGAGACTGTGGTCCAGGTATACCTTTAACATACAAAGGAAAAGACGATAATGCTTCAATATCCTCGTCGTTAGTGTTTGTTAGATGTAATTCAAGTGTCGGCGGAGCATAAATATCAATAGTTCTCTGAACAGACCAATCACCATACACTCCAGTAACACCAGCAGTTCTAACTCTCCATTGAATTGTAGCCCCATCACTATATGCATTCGTATCAATTGTGTATTGATATGTTGTTTCTTCGTCCTCATCTTTAGGCGTATAAGTAAAATCTTTTGGACTCTTATCAACACCATTTACACGTAATTCTAAATCAGCTTTTGTTGCTTTAGATCCGTCGTTAGTATTGTGTACCCAATATAAAATTACTTTCTCGCCGACAATCGCTGTTGTTGATGATGACCAAGTTGTCGGTGCTGCTGGTTTCTGACCAACTTTACAAGATTTTATAGGAGTCCATCCCGATTTTCCTTGCTCGTTTACAGCTCTTACTCTGAAGAAATATTCATCACCATTATCAAGACCAGAAATAATTGCTGTAGTACCGACCTCTATAGTCTTACTTGAAACTTGCTCCGAATTTGTATTAAAGTATGCTTTATTGATCGTATACTCTACTTCATATCCGGTGACATTTGACACTGTAGACCATACACATTTAATTTCTGTGGCGGAAGTCGCTTCCAAAGATGTTATGGATTTTGGTGCATTAGGTATAGTCGTTACTTCAGAGGAGAAATCAGACCAATCACTGTATAAAGTGCTAACAACTTTCTTGTTTTTATATATCTCACGAATAGCTCGACATTTAACTTTATACTTTCCTCCAGCATCAACATTCCATGAATAAGAAGCCGTCCTTTGAACAACATTAGCTTTATCCTGCTTAAAGACTTTACCGCTGTTATTCTTGACAACATAGAATTCAATCTTTGTTGGTTTGTTAACACCGGTATCTAAGTTTTCAACTTTAGCTGTTAATTTGTACTTATTCATCTCAAGTGATGGCACAGATGGTTGGTCTGGTTTCTGACTTTTACTGAATTGAACTATTTTGTCTTTTGACCATTTACCAGTCCAATAATGTACATCTTTGGTTGTCTTCTTTTTCTTTCCTTTGACTTTTTTGGTTGTTGTAACCTTATGGGTCTTGGAAATTGGTTTGACGTTAAACTTAACGCTGGTAGCATTAGATGGTGGATTATATGTTGACTGTTTTCTAGTTTCCGTTGAATCTGAGCCAACAAACCAAACACCATCGCCAGTAGAATAATACCATACACATCGGTATTCTTTTACATGAGATCTAGTAAATCGCCAAGTAGCGAATACTGTATTTTCAGAGTTTGACTGAATACCCATTCGACTTATTTTTGGTGTTAAAGAATTATTCTTCTTTTTCTTAATCTTTTTGCCTTTTGTATTCTTGAGCGATAAAGTCTGACCGATAAATAACTTATCTATATTTTCAATATCATTTATCGCACCTAAACGTTGGGCTGCCGCAATAGCAGTAGATCCATAGTTATATGTAGAATTGAATTTCCAAGCGATTTCTGATAAAGTATCGCCCAGAACTACAGTATAAATATCATCAGCCAAACTTATCGCCTCCTTTCTATTCTGGCTGCTCTGAATATGGTTTCAACAGCATCTGAAATACCACTTCCGTCGTCATAAGTAACACCATTAATACTATTGTAAGTATTACCAATGTTACCCATATCTTTACGAAGCTTATTAATAGCAGATACTACGTCATCAATATTTCCATTTTGACTGTTTTCATCCATCAATGTCTTAATCGCCCTGATGTTAGATGTTGGCGAAACCATAGGATTGCTAAACAAACTTCCTATGGTCGCAGCCTGATCTTTTACGTCTGACAGATCAACCACTGGACGAATTGTCGGTGTGGAATTAATACCCATATCAACTAAATTTGCCGCAGACGAAATTGCAGATGAAATCGATTGTGTAGCCATTTCGCCCATACTACGTCCAGCTTTAGATACTTTCTTAGTCATGGATTGAGTACCTATAACAAGACCTTCACCAAGCCATTTACCTGCTTTAATAGTATCTTTAGACGGTGAATTTGAATGCTGACCATCTTTTTCACCCCGAACTGCGGCTCTACCTAAAGCATAACCTGCTGAATAAGCTGCTGATACTTTGGAGTTAACACCTGAGATCAACCCAGCTCCAAGATATGCGCCGTTAGCGTACATTGTCCCGTATCCAGTCTTCGAAGCAGATGCTGCTGAAGTGGCAAGAGATTTAGCTGCTGATGTAGCAGCACCCTTTTTAGAGGATATACCCTTAACAAAGCTAGATGCTAATTTACTACCTGATGCATGGAAAGACGATGTTTTACCAGTAATTGACTTCTGCATCGAACTGACCATACTTGTGGCTGCTGATGTGACTGAACCTGAATTAGACTTAATTCCACTGGATAACGCTTTGGTAAGATTCCGTCCAGCACTTGTAATTTTGCTTGTGCCTTTACTAAACGCAGAAGCGACCTGACTAACGTTTGTCTTACCTAGTTCAGAAATAGCAGATTTAAACTTACTGACACCACTCGCATCAAGTCCAGCAAGACTTGAAATGAATGACTTAAGTCTGTTAGCTGCTGTGATTGAACTAGATACTGTACTGACATTCATTCCAGATACTGAATCACTATAAGACTTAATAGCCTTACCAAGACTACCAACTTTAAAGTTCTTAATTGTACTGCTATCAAATCCAGATAATCCGCGAACAAATGATTTAAGTCTATTCGCTGCTGTTATAGACTTAGAGACTACCCCGGTGTCAATATCAGAAACTTTATTGTTATAACCTTTAATAGCATCGCCGATACCTTTTACCTTCTTGAAGTTGCTGATTCCGGATGTATCTAAATCAACAATACTCTTAGCAAAGGCAGCAATTCTTTTAGCTAATGTTATAGATAAAGAGATCTTGCTTGTATCAGCTTCTGCAACAGAATCGCCGAACGATTTCATGGCTGTGCCGAAGGCTGAAATCTTAGTTCCAAACTGCTTAAGATTCATCTTGCCATCGAACCAATGTTCTTCTGGTAATGCTTTCTGAAGAGCAGATAGCATCTGACCAGCGTTTACAGCATTCTGAATAGCAGACATGTCGACAGCGTTTTCTCCAGATAAAGAACTTGATGCAGTCTTTAACTGTGACGCAAACGTTGATACTTGAAAACCGAAATTACCAAGGCTCTTAGATCCGGCTAAAGCTTGTAGTAAACCATTTACCGGTTCGACAGTAGATTGTAATTTGGTAAACATCAAACCTATATTAGCTATAGATTCAAGATTTGTTAATCCTTCAGCAGATATACCAGCGACCGCTGTAACAGCTGCACGTATTGAATACGCATATGTAGCAACTTGAGTACCAAGTGTTCCAATATCTTTAGATCCAGCTAAAGCTTGTAATAAGCCATTAGCGGGAGATACTGTAGATTGTATTTTTGTGAATGCTAAACCTATATTAGCTATAGATTCAAGATTTGTTAATCCTTCGGTCGGCATACCAGACACAGCGTATAATGCCATTTTGATTGAATTGACATACGATGTTATTTGTGTTCCTAGATCACCTAAATCTTTCGAACCCATTATAGCCTGTTTAAGACCCAATGCTGGTTCTATTGAAGATTGTAAGGATGTAAACACTTTACCGACATTAGCTAATGATTCAAGGTTTGTTAGATTATCCGTTGAAATACCTGATACAGCTGATATTGCGTTTTTTATGTTATCAACAAAAGCCGAGATCTGATTACCGAAATCACCAAGATTCTTTTCGCCAGTTATAGCTTGGAGTAAACCATTCGCCGGTTCGATTGATGATTGTAATGATGAGAAAATTTTACCAACATTAGAGATTTTCTCTATTGCAGTTGTATCGACACCACCAGATTCATTAAGCTTGTTAGATACTCTAACTAGAGTACCAACAAGTATTTCAACGTTCTCAGCAAACTGTTTCATCGGATCTTGACCGAAGTTTAAGAATCTCGAAATACCCTCGAAAATACTAGCGGCACTTATTTCGGTGATAACGTCAGCTAATGTCTTAACGCCATCAAAAGATGAACTATCAATTCCACTGAAAGTATTTACAAATGACTTAAGATTCTCAGCAATCTCTGGTAATCCGGAAGTAGCGCCAGCAGTAAATCCACCGACAATGTTTCCGAAGAATGCACCAAGACCATAACCAAGTTTCTCAAGAACCTGAATACCTCCATCAAGGAATTGCTGAGCTCCAGGTATCAAATCTACAAGTCCAGCTACACCAACCAATACCGATGCAGCTGCACCAACAGCTAGCATTAATTGAGCTGCTCCGGTAGCTGCTGGACCTGCTATCGCACCAATTGGAGCAAGAATAGCACATGACGTCGACAATGCAATAAGCACCATAGATAATGCTTTTGTAGTTTCCAGATTGGCTTTTAAGTCATACTTATTAAGTAATCCAAGAATGACTCCCACTCCACCCATAACTAATGTGAGGACTGAGATAGCCGCTAAAGCTGATCCACTAACAGAAGAAACTGTACTAAGTATCTTCGTAGCAGCCGCTAAAGCTATTAAAACACCCGATAATGTTGTAGCGTTTGTGACTGATGCATTTAAATCATACTTGTTAAGTAAACCAAGTATCAATCCAATAGCACCCATTACCGCAGTAAGAACGCCAATAGCCACAAGAGCATTTGCACTTACTGGTCCAATTTTACTCATGATAGTCAAAGCTCCAGCCATTGACAACAACATGGTGGATAATGCTACTGCTGATCCGATTGTAGCTTCTGCTGGAAGACTTGCTAGTATGTAACAGATACCAGCTAAAGCTGCAATAACCGCAACCATAATTGCTAATGACTTACCAGATCCAACTATCAACGGCGTCGACTTTGATATGATAGCAAACATACCCATCAAAGTAGACAGACATATAGTTGCCCCAGCGAGTTTCTTTGTATCAAGTAAAGATAACAGAGCTACAGCGCCCGCCATAATAGCAATAGCTGTTGTCATGACTATAAGATTCTTCATACAGTCACTTGCCCCTCTGGTAGCCCAGATCATAGCTGTAAGCATTACTGATAATAATCCAACGGCTGTCAATCCTTTAACCAAACTAGCTATATCAACCATACTGAGCAGTGCACTAACGCCTGCCATGATACCAATAGCTACAGCCATGGCTGTTAATGTTCCAGCCACTTTACCAGCGCCAGGGCCAGCCGTTTTTACAGCTTTAACCATAGCGATCATTAAAGCTCCGAACGCTACTACAGCAGCGGTACCTTTTATTATCTCGCTTGCTGAGAGCATACCGACAAGTTTCATCACGCCAACCATAAGTAACATGGATACAGACATTGATAACAGCAGTCCACTAACCTTTGCTATCGAACTTCCAGAATCCATTTTGACGGAATTCACTAACGTCTTAACGAATAATACAAATGCTCCAGCGAATACTACGCCTTTGAGCATTTCAGATGCTGATAACTGCCCGGCTAGCTTAATAACTCCCATCATCAGCGTCATAGCGAATGAAACAGACAACAGTAAAGCACTAAGCTTAGTCATTCCAGTTCCACGATCAGCACTTACGGCTTTCTTTATACCATATACAAACAACACGAATGCTGCCGCAAATGCAGCGCCTTTAAGCATTTCTTCAGCAGATAAGTGACCGGCAAGCTTAACGACACCTACCATCAGTGTCATAGCGAAAGCCATCTTAATCATCATACCGCCGAGCTTATCAACACTCTTACCGCCGATTGACGTGATCTTAGTTAATGCTGCAACAAAAGCCACAAAACATACAGCAAATGCAACACCTTTTTTCATCTCTTCAGGAGAAAGCATACCAACCAGTTTGACAACAATAGCCATAAGAAGCATAGCTGTAGCCATCTTCTTTATCATCTTTCCTGCTTTGTCGATGTTCTGAGCAGACTTACCTTTGACAAAGGTTCCGAATGCGGCGAAGACAACTGCTATAGCAGCGACGACACCAGCTAATCCAATGAAGCCTTGTTTCATCTCATCTGGATTCATTCCTCCCAACATTTTGGCAGTTGTCGCTATGAGTAATATACCAATCCCAATACTGATTAAAGATGTTTTTAGTCCCTTAACGCTAAAACCTCTATTGCTCTTTTCTAAAGCAATTTCCGAACTAGCAAATTTATTCATCGCCACAGCGAGTCCGACAAGTATTACTGCAAGAAGTCCAATAACAACAACTCCTTTTGCTAATTGAGCAACGTCAAGCTGAGCTAGTACATAAACAGCCGCAGCAAGAATAGCAATAGATATAGCCATATCTTTCAAAGCACTAGCTTTCATTTGCCATGCTTTAGCATTAAGAACTTTAGAGAAGCTCTTAATTACTTTGGAAGTATTCTTAAGAATTCTCTGAACATTCTTTGTAGAGGCTTCAATCACTCCACTCGCTGATTCAAGTACAGAACCGAGACCTTCGAACGGACTTGCGAATTTGTCGAGAATATCGCCTATTCTTTTAACGACTAATCCTAAGCCGATTGTAGATGCCACAACGAATACTTTATTCCAATCTACATCGTTTACTGTCTCATAAAGCTTAGAAGCTATTATTTTTGAAATATCAATAATTTTTCCAAGACCGTCTTTAATGCCGTTAACAAGACCTTGAATGACATTTAATCCTATCTCATACATTTTCGTGGATGGGGAATGAATTCCGAGAACGCCTTTAATGGCGTCGAGAATACCCTTACCTATTTCAATAAGAATACTAGGAATTGTATGTACCCCGTCTTTCAATCCATTCTTTAATCCTTCTAGAATATTGTTACCCACTTCCGTCAGATCAATATTTTCTATCTCCTTAAAGAATTTTTGAACTTGTGGTAATTCGCTGATTGTATCGATTAACTTTTCAAATAAACTAACCACCATTTTGACGCCAGAAGCTAATACTTTGAAACTACTGGTAATCAAATTGTTGCTAAATAAAAAGTCCCTGATAGATATTATAAAATCACCAGCAATAGCTGTAACATCTAACAAACTAAGTCCGAATATATTTAGAACCGCAGAGATGCCCTTAAGTGTTAATTTTAAACCGCCTCCAGTTATTGTTGTGATTATATCGAGTAGAGCGAATACTCCTTTGAATGTCCTTTTGAGCTTGTCAGCTGTCTCATCAGTCATAATTAAAGAACGTGTGAACTTATGAAACGCTGCAATTATGTTGAATAAATCATCAGCACTCATCGGATCAATGACTTCTTGCCATCCATCTCCAATAGCTTTGAAAACTTTAACAATGCTTTGTCCTATGTTCTTGAATGAGTTTATTAATAATAATCGTCCATTAAGTTTGTCTATATTAAGTATAAATTCGTCTATGGGAATACCAAGTTTTTTTGCGGTTTCTTTAAGCTCATTTATCGAAGCTATCTGTTTGTCAGTATACCCTTTCGATTTTAATTGAGCCTCAGACAATTGGGTAAGGTTCAGAATTTGCATTTTTTGAGCCCTTGTAAGATTGTCTGTTTCTTTAGACTCTTCTTTTGTTTTTGTAGTTACTTTGTTTTTTATTCCAAGTATCTTATCTTGAGAAGCAATCTGTTCTTTAGTATAACGAAAACTATTGCCGAGGGTTTCGTTAACTTTATTCTGCACTCGATAATAATTCTGTCCAGCTTTGGTTAAAGCCTTGAAACGATCTTCTCCATTACCGAATTTACCAAGTATTACTTTATCTACGACATTTCCTAATTTTGAAACTGTATCGACCGATTTCTTAATAGTCTCGGAAGTCTTTTTAACTGGTTCTACAATCTTCATAATCTTATCAGAAAGACTTGTAAATCCTTTGCCAAGAGCACTCTCAAGTAAGCTATTTCTAGCGTCAGACATTTTGTTAATAAATCCACTAATAACATCATTAACACCAGTCCATAAGGATTTAGCTTCCTCGAAATCACCAATAATAATACGCCATGTGGTAGCCCACCCAGTACCAAGAGCTTCACCGACTGTACCTATCAACTGACTAAACGTCTTAACTTTAGTGGCGGCATCAGTCATGGATTTATCATTGGCGAATTTCTCCATTGTTTTCATGAAGACATCGGTGCTAAGCCAACCTTCTTTCAAACTTTCTCGGAAACTACCATTTTTCTCGATTAACGAATCAACGTCTATACCAACTGATTTGGCAGTTTCCTTGAACGCATTCTGAAAATTCTGACCGGCCATGCCTGAAGTATGTTCAATCGACATCCAATCCTGAAGTCTAACGCTGCCTTGTGCTAGGGCTTGACCAAGCTGAAATGTAGCTCTTGACATATCAGAAGCATTAGCTCCAGCATACGCAGCCCAGTTACCGATACCTTTGATTGAAATCATCGCTTTTTCGAGGCTACCTTTACCAAGTGCGGCAGTAAACGTGCCTGCATTTTGAGTCATTTCAGCGAAATTATAAATTGTCAAATCGGCATAATTATTAAGTTCGTCAAGAGCTGCATTAACAGTTTTAACATTTTCGCCGGTATTTGCCATTATTGTCTGAACTGAGTTGATTTGTAGTTCATACTCTTTTAAACCATCAGTTATAGGGGTAGTTGTCAACGCTGAAACCATTCGTTTACCTAGATTTACAGCTGAATTTGTGATATTAGCTAAGGCGGTCATACCCATAACTTGTAGTGCCGAGAATTTAGCAGTTACGGATTCGACACCACGGCTAAGTCCATTCATATCAACATTTTTAGATGCTTTATCAAGGTTGTCCAGCCCTTTGGCGGCACCAGATAGATTTAACTTTTGCTTTAATTTATCGATTGTCGACATACTGGTCTGAACATTACTCTCAAACTGTTTGTTATCAAATCGCATCTCAACGACTCTACTGTCAACAGTCGTACTCATATCTTAGTAACCTCCTTCCAAGCTTCATCAGCAATTCTATCAAAAACTGGTTGAATAGCCGGATTGATATAATCTCGACCCTGAACCCATCCGCCAGTTCCAGTTCCATGTCCATACTGCAAGATAACTGCAATAGGAACACCTTTGTTAATGTTTGAGTTTTTATAGACTATAGAAACAGAGCTTCCTTTACGTTCTATTTCATAAGTCCACGAACTGGCTGTTAAACCAGTTTCTGTCGGCGTAGCAGACGCAAGGGCGGCCACTCCTTCTCGGCCGTACTTATCTAACACGCCGAGTTTTGCAGCTTCTTTAAGTCTTTCAAGATATCGAGAAGCCTTAGAGAAATCGCCCTTTTGTCTAAAAGTTATCAAACTGCTACCTCCTACTTGGAAGTCCATTTATTCAAACCATCAGGTTTGATAAGTAGACCTTTCTTTGCGAGTGCGAATAACGCGTTTTTAACTTCTGTACTATCAGCATTAGCTGCCGCAATCTTACCTAAATTATTACTGCCAGCACCAATTTCTCTGTTATGTAAGAACTCCGTAATGGATTTAACGTCGTCGTTCTTCAACGTGCTAAAATATTTGACGCCGGCAACTCTATCTTTTGTGTAGTCTTTTTCTACTGTTTTCTTTTTAGCAGTCTCTACTGGTGTCAAGAACAATTTCTGTTCTGCGACTCTACGACGAGTAAGACCACGATATACTTTGCCGCCAGCTTTGTTATACTTAAGCATAGCTGTTGAAATCTCTTTTCTACTTCGAGTTCCATTATTAGTAAGCTGTTTGATAGAGCCGATGTTATAAGCAAACGAAACTAAAGCGTCGATTTCATTCTGGTTCCACTTGTATGTGTTGTTGTACTTCATTACAAGAGGAAGATACTTCTGGTTCAACGATTTAGTAATCCATGATTCTGCTGTAGCCTGAGAAATCGTAAGTCCAGATTTAATAGTTGTTTTGGTGATACTCTTGTCGGAGTTTGTGATACCATAACCAATGGTCCACACCCCCACTTCATCTTTGTAGGCTTTCAATCTACATCCTTCGAAATCTTTTACGAGATCGATACACTTTTTGCTTACTGTAGCCATTTCTATCACCCCTTAGTATGTAATTGTTTTCGCCGAGCAGCATTCAACTCAGCATTTTGTCTAAGAATTTGGTTTCGACTCATTTTCTTTGGTGGTGAATTTTTAACACTACATACCCTTATCAAAGTGAAGAGTCTTTTAATATGCCATTTTTCAAACTCGACAGGAATATTGTTGGCTATCATCCAATAATAAATAAGTTCAGACGTAGTCTGCTCTCCGTTATTTTTTGACTCGCTACGTTTAGGAAATGTTGTGGCGGTCATCGAATCGTTCATGTATTCTCGAATTTCTACAATATTCGATTGAGTTAATCGGTCGTACACTTTAGAATCAATATTCTTATCGAGTGTCATACATTTTATATAATCTATTGTTTCATCAAGAGTCAGCTCCTTATCAGTTAGAAAAGGTTTATGCCATTTTGACTCCCACTTAGAAAGAGCGATGAGTGAATGCTCTAAGTGCAACACCTGCTCTTTCTCAACAGTTTGATAGACAAATTCTTCTTTGACTTCATCCCATTGTTCCGATTCGGTAGCCGGTATTGTTATAGTAAGCATCACTCATCCTCCATTGTTTTCATATTTAATTAAACAACTGGAGCAATCCCCTGTTTAGCTGCTTCTGCTGCAACATCAGCTGGGATAATTCCATTCACGAATTCTGCTGCTTTGTCAGCATCTGTAGCTAATTCCATGAACAAATTAGAGTAAGCTTCTGTCTGAGAGAAAGCTGTTGAAAGCTCATTGGATTTAATGAATCTCTTACCATCTGGAGATTTCTCGCCATAAGCCTTAAGGATAAGATCCTTGAAAATCTTAATAATAGATGGTGAATCCTGAGCTGCTACAATTGCCTGAACCATTTCGGCGTATCCGCCTGAAGTGCTCATCTCCATTTCCATAAGCTCTGCCTGGCTAAGATTGAAATAGAATGATTCAGTTCTCTCAGTTCCGTTATAATCCTTATAAGTAATTTCCTTCTTTAACATAGTTTTTCTCCTTTCATTTTTAGAAACAAAAAGACCCCGCCTACATAGACAGGGTCCTAATGGTATTTAATTTACGCCGCAGCGCCTTCGATAATAGACTTAATTTCATCTGGTAATGGTAAGCGAGCTTCTGCTGTTGAACTACCATACAGAACGTCCTCAATAGCTTTCATCTTAGTTGCGCCAAGTTTAACAGAATTAAGGGTAAGAGATGCTGTAGGTTTGAATCCAGTTACATTAACAGGTGTAGTTGATACTTCCCAAGAGAAAGTAATAGCTTCTGGTGAATCGTTTACGGTAGCGTATGCTTTCTCGGATGGAGCAGCAAGACAACCGTATACAATATGAAGCTTGTAACCATATTCATTACCTTTAACATCATTACCGAGTGAAGTTCTGTAACTAAGACCAAATGGCTTACGATCCTGCTGACCGATAGTAACACCTTCAACAAGAGATCCAGAACCGTCGCATTCTGCAAATTCGTCCGGATATGTATAAGCTTCAACAGTGGCTTTGAATTCCTCTGTAGAAAGAAGATTCAAATACTTAATATCATCAGCATATAATGGAGTAGGTTCTGCTCCCTCTGGAGATTCAGTTACAGCTGTAAGACCATTCCAAGCTATGCCTTTTGGGTATGTGCCGTTATCGTCCTGTGGGTAAAAAACTCCCTGTTTTACACCGGTTTCATAAAGTCTTTTACCGGCATCGTCCCATGTTAATCTCTGAGTAGCCATTTATTTGCCCTCCTTTAAAAATATAAACTAAATGTATCATGATTAAGATTGTCAGATTTGTAATATCTATCATAAGAGCAATACGGCAAACCTAACAACTTATCAAGAACTGGATCGTCGGGTTTCTTAGATATGACTGTTACGTCATACCTATTGATTTTAGAATACTTAGTGTCATTGGCACTAGTAGTCTTAACATTACTTTTGGAGTATACAATAGCCGGATACTCCATTTTGACGGTTTCGGGAGGCTGGTAATAAACCTGTCTACTACCAAGTAACTCTTCTAACTTACTCTGAAGTTCAATCCGTGTTCCCATTGTAGACACCTCCTATTGTAAGATTTAATCGAGGGGGCTTGATGTCTATATCAGTGATCTTCCATCTAGCTCCCATGATTTCAGCGTACGCCATATGTGAGCAATTCTCATAAGCAAATGGATCGGCTATAATGCTAATCACACTCGTGAGATTGATGTCATCGTTGACATTGCCTGACAACTGACGCATATATTTATCACTGATTAGATCCCCGTAGTAATCTCTTGCGACAATAGTATCTTCCCACACGCCAGGCTCAGTTTCTCCTGTTATAGCATAGCCGATTTTACCAAACCATTTACTCATAATATTTCACCTAGGCAGATTTAGCTGTGGCAAGATCAGCCTGTGTAGCTGTTGTACCGTTAGTCTTAGCATAAGTAACTGTAGCAACCTTGCTTACAACTTTGAAGCTGATAGGTTTATACATTACTCCTGTATCAACAATAATCAGCCCCCTAACAAACAGGTCTTCCAGAACGTCAGCTGAAACCTTGGTTTTGAAACCTTCTTCCAAGTATGCATAACCGTCAGATTTTACATAAACCTTGGTTGCTGCTTCATACATTGTGTCATCATGATGAAAAATTCTATCCATAATAAATCCCTCCTAATATTCGTATATTACGCTACGGGTTCTTCGAGAGCGATAGCAGAGTAAAGTTTGATAAGAGAACCAGATAAACGTGTCTCGAGCATATATTTATATCTGTTGAAGTCCATATCGAAATCCTCAAACTTAGTAACTTCCCCACCCTTTGTAGAACCAAACTGATAGTCAGCGAGGTTTACAAACAAACCGAGCATCTTATGTTTCTTACCAGTGCTGTCTTCTCTCTGAAGTCCTTCGAACTGCTCTACAGTGTGGATTTCACCAACGTTAAGAGCTGCTGCAAGATCTGACTTGGAGTCATAGATTCTACGACCATTCAGATCACGAGCTAATAACATAACGTTTAACAGATGTGGCGTACAGTAAAGATCCGGTGTTCCAGAACCTTTGAATTTTTCACGAGAGTATAAAGCCGCCTCAATCATAGCTTCAGCCTTGATATAATTCTCGCTGAAATTTGCTCCAGTATTTGTTCCCTGGAGTTTAGTCTTCGCTGCTTCAAAGTCTACATCCTGATGAATACAATATAATTCGTCATCATGCCAAATGGAACGGATATGATCTTCGTGAATCTTATCAGGGTCTCCTTCTTCACGACCATCACCGACTAAAGCCGCCATAGCAAGAGTCTCATTAAGAATATGGCGCATGAGATTCCACTGATATGCCACTACATCGAAATCAGTGATATCAATAATGTCATCACGATGCATATCGTCCTTAATGTAGATAGTCTGAGGATCAGTTGTTCTTCCAATCATCTTGATATCTTCCATGTTCTGTTTGTAGTTACCTTTTTTCTGGTAACCTTTAGCTTTCAGCTCAGCAATTCGAGCATCTGCCTGTCTTGTACGAATACGGCTGTATGGAGATTTATGAATCTTAGAAATTGCTGCTGCAATCCAGCTCTGGTCTCTTTCCAGTGTCTCAGGTTCGCCTTTCTTAAGCAGCTCGTACTCTGGGAATAATTTCTCAGTATCAGCATCAGTGAATACACCGTGCGCGAGAGTATCACCAAAGTTCTCCTCAGCATAAATTTCCATAGCTGTTTTTAGACTACCTACACCACTCTGTTTAGCTAAAGAAATAATAGCTTCCTCATCGGAGTGGCTAAGTACATTTGGCTGCTGCATTTCTTCTTTATCGAATACGTTATGCTTCATTCCATCTTCCTCCTCGTCATCATCATTACTATCGTCATCAGATACGCCATTCTCTTCAAGAGCATGGCCGACCATTGCATACATGGCCTCTTGCTGTTCTTCGGTCATACTATCAATAACTTCCTGTATTGTTTTTTTAGATCCAGAATTTTCAGGTGCTTTATTATCGTCTCCCATATCCGGTTCTCCTTTCTTTTCTTTAGGCTCATCAGAGTGATAGAGCATGATGTTCTCATCATAAGAAGCATACATAGTATCCTCTTCACCTTCACTGTGAGCCATTACAAAGTCTACATATGCTCCAGGATTAGCTCCGGATAATACAAGACTAAGTTCTCTAATATTCCCATGCATTACATCAGAACCAATCTGTTTAAGCTGGTTAGCCCAAATAGACAAGGATCTAATATCCCCGTTCTGGAGTAATTTCTTAGCATGTTGCCCCTGTTCAGTATCATTAAACTTACCATATGCATAAACGCCGTCATCACGGTTTTCAAGCATGGCATGACCTAATACAGCATTCGGGTCATTATGTTCATGATTCCAAACTAATGGGACTTTGCATCCATCATTATCTTTGAATGCGTCTCTGCGGATTGTTCTTCCATCACTACACTTTAAATCGTTTCGTGTAGCCCATCCGCCAAAGTCATAACTACCCATTTTGAATTTCTCCTCCTTCTTCAGAATCTTCAGTCATTTCATCATAAGGCAGCATAGTTTGGTCTGGCTGACTTATATTACTGTTTGTAAGTTCATCTGCCTTAGGATCATCAGATGGTTTCATTCCGATTACCTGCCTTATCTCGTTGGATGTCATAATCTCATTTCGAGTAAACTTATCAGCGATTTCAGCTATTTCATTAACTGGAACAAGCTTGAATGGGTTTGTGAAATAGGAGATCGACTGTCCCTGTGACCGAGCTGTTTTAGTGAGAAACTTTCGTTTCATTTCGTTCACAATTGCTGACAGAATAGGCTCAACTGTCCTATTATTATAGTTCAGCATAGTTTTTTCATCGGCGGTTCCATTGAGAACCTCTTGCGTAATACCTAACTGGCTATACACCATATTAGTTAAGTATTCTATTTGCTTTAGAAGATTGTTTTCGAGTGATCGATTTAACTGGGTTATCTTCTCAGTACCATCAGCATAAGCTATTCCATACTTAGAACCAGCTAACTGTTCTTCGAGATCCTGTCGTCGTCGATTAGCCTGCTCACGCCTTGCTTCTGTTTTAACAACATAAGGTAACTGTATAATTAAGTCCAACTTACCGGATGCCGTTTGTTCATCTGTCACATCCAGTAAAGCCAGCTTTCTTTTTAACCTTTGCATGGTTGAGTTATGCTCATTTACAACTGCATATAATGGATTCTCAATAATGCCAACTTGTTTCTTTGGTAGAAGAATATCTTCTTTCTCGCCAGTCTTATCGTTATACACTCGAACTCTTACGTGTTCTGGATACCAATCTAAAATCTTTCCAGTTCGCATAGACAATATGTCATAAGAACTTGTGATCTTTGGATTGATTGTGGTGTCTACTGGTACTATAGCAACGCAGCCCTCATCAAGCATAGACATAACTACATCCTGAATAAATGCTCGTCCAGTCTGATCGATGTTAGCCTCTGTACTAAGACACTCATTAAGATTTGACTTAATATCTTCTATGTATCTATTGTTTTCGTCGAGTCTGCAATGTTTGATGTCTATTCCAGCGACATCGAGAGCAATACGGTTAAATATTGAAGTTATGATAGACCGTTCATTTCCTCGAGAAAGTCTGGGTCTATCTGGTCTGCTAGAATAACTCGATCCTTTAGGTATAAAAGTTGGATCTTTATTCATAAAAGCATTAAAGGCGTGTTTCAGCCTTGTTCCAATATTAATTTCCATTTTGATTTTCTCCTTTTATGGTTAAGCGACAGAGAGCTACTCGCCGTCACCTCTCGGTTTTCGCTCTATAGATTTGCCGCTTTTAAGCTAATCTTCTTTTTACATAATTCTTTCCCGAATCTTTATGTTTTTTACTCATTTGAGAAATATTCTTACCTTTAAACGTCTTATCCATCTGTTTAGCCCACTTCTGAGCTTTACGCTGAGCACGAATGTAATCAGTTTGAGCTTTACCCGCTTTCATATCGCGACGTTCAGATTTATCTTTGTACTTGTTGGCTTTGAACCGAACTCTATCAGCCTTAACCTGAAGCTTAGCCGCTTTCTTCTGATTCGGAATAAATCCGTATTTCTTCTTATCAGCTTTACGCTGGTATTTATCAGCCGTGGCCTGTAACTTTTTGTACTTGGCAGACACTCCAGTATTAGCTTTAACTGTGGCTTTCTGAGCTTTAGCTTTTGCAACTTCCACTCGTTTGTCAAGCTTATTTCTTTTAGCCACAGCTTTACCGTATGACTGGGCAACTCTACCTCTATGTACCCCCCATTTCATACCGAGAACACCATAATGCATTAATTCGTTATCATTCATCATTAATCGTCACCTCTATTCGAGCTCTACACCTTCAACCTCAGCTCTAACTTCTAAACAGCGGATATACTCACCCATATATCGCTTCTGCTCAAGAAGTAATGCTTTAGTGCATTTTGGAGTGAAGTCGAGTGTTCCGGCATCCAACTTAATGAGCATCTTTCGTAATTTTTCATAACGAATCTTTACCTGAAGATACTCGGCTTTTAATCTCTCTTTATAATTGTCACTATTCATGAGATCAATGGTTTCTTTTAATTCCATGTTAGCCTCCTTACTCAAAAGCTTCTCTATTAATCTTGAAGGCGACATAAGCATCCATCATAGCTGCGACAGCATCTATCTTATGGTCATATCGATTCTTCAAAAGTTTTCGGTTTCCATTTGTATCTTCAAGGGTGATACAGTTACCCATTGTAAATGTCATTAAGTCTTCATCGAATAGAAGCATTCTCTCTTCGGCAAGTTTCTTCAACTCACCAAGAGGAACAGACTCAGTCTTAGCTCCTTGAATTACTTTAACAATTCCGAATGGACCATTCTCTCGTTCCCATCGCTCAACAAACTCTCGAGCATTGTATGGGTCATAACCAAAGCATCGAACATCGTATTCTCTTTCGGCGATATGATTATCTAAGTCTTCATAAACGTCCATCATATCCAAAACAGTTTTAGGCATAACTATTAAGCTACCTTCTTTCATAAACTCGTCATACTTGATTCTCATAGCAGACGGCAATTTCATAAGTGTTAACTCTGTTATGTAATTTCGAGTCTTGATTCCAAATGATCCATCTCGTAATGGGAACATAAATGTGAAAGCACAGAAGTCATCACCCTGCGATAAATCGACCCCAAGAGCACAAGACATCTGCCAGTATTCTTTCTTTCTATGAGGGAGCGTTTCTTCGTAAGTGAAGAAGTATGTATAACCCTCCATAGGTATACCGAATCGTTTTGCAAGGATATCGTTCCTTGCTGCTGGGTTCTTTTCTGCTCTTTCTACATCTAACTGATAAGTATCATATGTAACAGTCTTTCCGATGTTAGGATTTGCTTTGAGCCATGTTGCCGGATCGGATACTTCATCGATGGAATCAAGTTTGTACCAGAAGATAGAAGTATGAGGAGCATTGTACTCGCCCTTAAGTATCTTCATTAATTCCATTTTGATTGTGTCACCACTACCATTACGGACTGTACCCTCTGAACTAATAGCGATAATCAGATAGTCGTCATTCTTACCGCCACTTTGTTCTTTTGCAGCACCCTGTTCAAGAGCGCCGATAACATCTTCTCGAATGTCTCCAGATAGCCATTCATCGACAGTTGCAACTTTAACTCGTAAACCCTGAAGCTTATCAATTGACATCGGTCTGACTTCAAGAAGTGAACCTGTCAGAAAATTCTGAATTCCTTTCTTAGTCGAAGCCAGCTTAACACGATTTGCCTTAGATCCAGTCGTGTTCTGGATAGAACCTTCAGTTAAGAACTTATAGAGTGGGCCTCTCGACCTTGTGATCGCGGTTTTTATCGGAGACATAACTTCTTCAGCCTGGGCCATCGTCGGGGCCGTAGTAACCTGATGAGTTGTTGCTGTATCAACATTCAAGAAGTAATTCTGTATACAACTTGCGTACATTGATTTAGCAGCACCTCGAGCTACGATCAAATACTGTTTAGTAATCAATCGTTTCTTAAGTGTTTTGGTTACATAATGTCCGCCATGCCCATCTGGATCTGGTTCATAGATACTTCGATCAACAAAGTAATACCAGCCAAATATTTGCTCGGCCCAAAGTTTGAATGAATCAAGTAGATGTAAATCCTCACCATCGGTTAGAGTAAGCTCGTTTTCGCAATAATTAATAAAACCCTGAATTGCTTGGTCATCATACCAAACCCCAGGGTTATCAATTAAAGCATCTATTCGATTCATTTCCATTTCCATCTCTTCACAGACTGGAATTTCGCCTCTCATTACGGCTTCACGAAACATGCCGTAATACTTTGGCGTGGCAGTGTTTGATAAAGCCATAATTATTCACCTACTTCTTTTTCTTCTTTTTCACTGGCAACAGAGGATAATTTGGTCTTCTGTAAGAATTAACTTCTGCCCATTCAACATCGATTGGTTCATCGTTTCGCCCCGATCGAGTTTTCTGTTGACGTTTAGCTCTACTGGTACCCTCGCCTTCTACAGTACCAGACCAAGTTTCTGTTCGTTCAGTCTCATTAGAACTGTCATGTTTTTTCTTCTCGGCGTATTTTCCTTCTTTGAAATACTGCTGTCCTTTATCGACTTTTTGTCGATTTTCGTAATCTTTGGCTTCTTTCGCCAATCGTTCGGACTCACTAACTGTGTCCTTCAAACCCATTTTTTTTTCAAGATATTTATTAAGGGTTGGTTTTCCTACATCGTTCCATGCTGTTTTAGCAATTGTTCCGCCAAACTTCTGAACAAACGATTTCCCTTTAGAAATCTTACGTGGACTCATCGCCGAAATTTGCCTCTGTAAATCCAGAACGTCTTTCTGTGTCTGGAGATAAGACTTCTGTGTCTGAAGTTTTTTTGTCTTCTCTTCTAAACTTTCATTTTGAGATTTTGATTCACTGTTGGAAGAACTTGATTTTTTAGTAGGACTTCGTCTAAGCTGTTTTCCAGTCAATTCAGTATACTGAGATTTCAGCTTAGCCACTTTCTTGCGTCCAGCCGGAGTAAGACTTCCGTCTTTATTCTGATATCTTCTAATTCCCCATCTCTGACCTTTTATACCATGATGCATTAAAACATAATCATTCATTTTTTGTTCACCTCCTGTGCGTTAGATTCCGCTGCTGCATTGAGACGCCATTCGAATTCATTAATCATTCTATTAGTGCTTTCCATGACAACGGAACTTGAAGGTGGGTCAAAAAGTGTTCTAACTTTCAAATGAATATATGATTTTACAAGTTCAAGATTCTTTCCATCTGGGATAAATTCATTCCATGTATTAGACTTATCATTAATAATGAATCCTTCTGGGGGACCAACACCCAGCTGTGTGAGAATCATAAAAACAGAATTTATGTGGGTAATTATTTGAGCATCGAAATAATCGTAATCTTCTGTGATTCCAAGTAGCAACTTAATTGACGTAAGTATGCTTTCCACAGTAATACCTCCTTTCTTGTTAATCGTGACGCCATGGACAAGTATCATTTTTCGTCCTAATTGTCGGTTCAACAAATAATATACTTTCATCACCATAGTGAATAGCATCATGCGTAACTTTCATTGTTGTAATTAAATACTCTGGATTTAATAAAAAATCGCTTCTATTCAAAATATCTTCTTTTGTTATGGCGTTCATGTGATGAATTAAAACTCGTCCATGGATATCTCTACCTTCTATACCAAGATCACAACCGTTGTCTCTGAATATCACAAAGTCTCGAATAGCGAGCCATTCTTTAGATTTGTAGAATGCCTGATTAAGCCATCTATCAAATCCGAAAGTGTCAGCACCAACTTGTCCGGGTAGTTTAAGGTATCGGAATCGTTCTTTAAACGTTGGTATTTTGATTAATTCGCTGTATGTTTTAATACTCATCAGCATCACCTTGTCCTGCGTAATTTCTCATAGCTTTGATGGCTTCTTCATATAAACTTTTCATCTCTTCTCCAGATTCTATAGCTTCTGTTTTTGCTCTAAGAAGTTCATTCTCTTTCTCAAGTTTCTCTCGTTCAAGTCTTTCTCTTTCTGTACCGAGCTTTAAAAAATGTGTTATCACCTGAGAAGAAGCTGAACCGTCTAATAGTTGTCGTTCAGCTGCGTCCATAGCAAGAGCAATCATCTGATTCTCTCTAGCTTCCGGAGTCATTGCTGGTCTAATCTTACGAGTAGTACCAGTTTTTTTCACTTTAGCCATATTCACAACCTCCTCTCATGTATTATTTGTATAGTTTATGTGGTCTTCAGAAGGGTTTATAGGGTGAACGACCTACTTTTTAGGAGGCGAAAGGAGATAAACCGTATGACAAAAGTAACCAGAAAACTTAATAAACCATCAACTCAACCAAGTAATACCTATAAACCCCTCTGAACACCGCATAATATTATTTATAAATATTTGAAATGATATCCTCTATGGGTTCGCTGCCTACCCCTAAGACAATCATTTATATGTCTATTGTTTCCGTTAATTTTTTTAGCACATTCTTCGAGAGTCTTAAAAATTTCGCCAGTTTCAACTATCATAAACGGTCTTCCATGTCTACCTGCTTTTGGATTTTTCTTACCTTGCATTCCGTATGATGGTCTAACTAAACCGTTATCCCAAGCATGTCTACAATTTTCTTTTTTAGTTACCCATTCAAGATTTGATGCATTATTATTGTGTTTATCTCCATCTTTATGATTTACTTCTGGTTTATTATAAGGATTTGGAACAAATTCCTCAGCAACGAGACGATGGACTCTAGCTTTTTTTCGTTTACCATTTCTATATAAATCCGTTGTAAGATAACCTTTTGTATCTCGCATTGAATGATCCTTGTTATTTCCTTTTCTTCTAACTCTACCCGTGTTAGATACTATATAATTCGGATTACCTCTTATGTTTTTCCATTCTTCCATATAAAAACCTCCAACTAATAATAAATATAAATGGAATCAACCTAGAATTTTTCCCGGATTGTGAAATATAAATTAACCTCCGCAGATTTTTCGAGGACCGCGGCGATGTATGGAGGGGGTGTAATTTTCGAGACCCCCCCTATGCTTTTTTAGCTCTCTATGCTGGTGTCTTACTTTCTGTTGGTAAACGTTTTCCATTTCGCCA